AGCTCGGAGAGCCACTGCTTGAAGCGCAGGTAGCGCATGCCGCCGCCCTCATACCTGCCGGGCTTGAAGCTGGCCCAGCCATGCACAATGCTGCCGTCCATGGGCCTGCATGCCCAGCCGGTGGTGGTGCCCAAGTCCAGTGTCAGGATGGTTTCATTCATGGCCAAGCCTTGTAGTCTTGTCGCCCGTGGCCACCAGCGCCAGCTCAATCAAGTACGGCGGCACCAGCTGGCCATCTCTGACCCTGTCCAACAACTTGTGTGCTTCTTGCGGTGTCATGGCTGGCGCACCCCGGAGAGGAACCGCTGCAGCCGGGGCTGGAGCTCGCCGTAGCGCGGCTGCAATTGCTCACGCACGCACTGGTCGATCAGAGATGACACGCTGCGCCCTTGGTCAACAGCTGCCTTGTCAAGCAGCTCTCGCGTTGATGGGTGCAAACGCATGAGAAAAGGTTTGAGTTTAGGTTTCATGGGCGCTGAGTGTATATCTACCTGATACCGCCTGCCCAGCCAAATGTGTTGTATTAGGGTAACTCCCTAGAAAATACTTGGTTTAGGTACTTCCAAAGCGATATACAAATTGTGATATAGTTCGTTCATGTTCAACGCGTAGATAACACGCAAAGGAGTTGCAAACATGAATACCTTCACATATCGTCGTAACATCACAAAGTCAAAAGCAGGTCACTACCGTCTGACCTTGATTGACAAGCAGTTCAAGATTCGCGTGACCGACAAATTTGGTTGGTCAACAGCAGAGCAAGCCACATTGCGTGGTGAAGAGCGTTTAGCAGCAGAGCTGGCAAAGTATGTCGAGCGTGCAGCATCTTTCCGTACAGGGGTTTGAGATGACTGCCAACACCACCAAATTCGTCGCCTACTACCGCGTTTCAACCGACCGCCAAGGTCAGTCCGGCCTCGGCCTTGATGCCCAGCGTGCTGCTGTGGCCAAACACATCGGCACCGCCGAGCTGGTGGCCGAGTTCACAGAGGTCGAGTCTGGCCGCAAGAACGACCGCGAGCAATTGGCTGCAGCTCTGGCCACCGCCAAGCGCACCAAGTCTATGCTGGTCATCGCCAAGCTCGACCGCTTGGCACGCAATGTCCACTTCATCAGCGGCTTGCTTGAGTCCGGCGTGCCCTTCGTGTGTGCCGACATGCCCGAAGCCGACCGCACCTTCTTGCAGATGATGGCCGTCTTCGCTGAGTGGGAAGCACGCAAGATCAGCGAGCGCACCAAGGCAGCGCTGGCGCAGGTCAAAGCACAGGGCCGCACCCTCGGCTGCCCCACACCCCAGATCGGCTCAGCCATCGGCGTGGCCAAGATCCAAGCCAAGGCCGACAAGTACGCTGAGCGCGTTGGCCCCATCGTGCGCGACATCATCGCCAAGTCTGGCGCAGATACCATGCGCGATATCGCAGCAGCCCTGCAAGCACGCGGCGTGGCCACACCACGCGGTAACACCAACTGGAACGCCTCACAAGTGTCCAACCTTCTCAAACGCATCTAAGGAGCAAGCACATGGTTAAAAAATTCAACACCGGCAAAGTGATCATCGGCTCATGCTATGAGCTTCCCCTGACCCCAGAATCAGACCCCGACATGCTGCGCCTGCAGCGTGCCCTGCTGCCACCGCCACACCCGCTTGAGACCAGAGCAGCCGCGGCTGCCGACATGGTCTTGTATGTGGTTGCAGCCATCGGGCTGGTTGTGATCATCTTCGTATGAAGGTTGGCCAAATCATCCGGGATGCGCAGCTCGACTTGTTTGAGCAGCGCGATGCCGACTTCTTGGCCCGGTGCCGGGCGGTCGCAGCCGAGGTCTGCCGCCAGCATGGCAGCGTCAGTATCAATGATGTGCGTGAGCGGATCCAGATCCCCGCGCACCTCCACCCATCTGTCTTGGGCGCGGTCTTCCGAACCAAGCAGTTCGTCAAGGTTGGCCTTGTTGAGGCCAATCACCCCCAAGCGCATGCCAGAGTGGTGCGTGTTTATCAACTACAGGAGTAAAAAATGGCAGGCAAACTGACCGACGACAAAGCAATGAGCGCATCGCGCTTACCCGGCCTCATGGGCTTCAGCAAGTACAGCACACCCAATGATGAGCTGCAGTTCAGCATCAACGCCATTGACGGCAAAGAGCGCCCCGACATTGGCAACGAAGCCATGGGCTGGGGCAATACCTTGGAGCCAGTCATCCTGATCGAATCAGCCAAGCGCTTGGGGCTCACCGACTACGACACCCAGATCGGGCAGGCCTACACACACAACGCTGTGGCCCTGTCGTGCTCGCTGGATGGCATTGGCTTTGGGCTTGGCCAAGAGATCTTCACCGACCCCGACAAGGGCCTGTATGTGGTTGGCCAAGACTCAATCATTCTCAATGGGCCCGGCGTGCTGGAAGCCAAGCTCACCAAGATGCTACCCGAAGATGTGCCCCACCTTGCGCGTGGCCCCATCCAGCTGCAAGGCCAGATGCTGATCACCGGCCACAAGTGGGGCGCGGTCTGCGTGCTTTACCAAGGCATTGAGCTGCGCGTGTTCCTGTTTGCCCCGCATAGCGAAACACAAAAAGCGATCATCAAAGCTGTGCTGGCCTTTGAGCACAAGCTGCAGACCTACCGAGACAGCGGCGCCATCGACTGGTACCCGCCTGAGACAAGCAAGGAGATGGATCGCATGTACCCGCAGGCCGTGGCCAAGGAAGAGATTTCCCTTGACATGCAGGCCGAGCGCTTGGCTGAGCAGCTGCTGGCTGCCAAGTCAGTGGTCAGAGAAGCCGAAGCCTCAATCGACAACGCTGAGAAGCAGATCAAGGAGCTGATGGGGCAGGCTGAGCGTGGCCGAGCTGGCCGCTTTGTAATTAACTGGCCCATGCGCAACTACAAGGCGGCAGCCGAGCGCTTGGTGCCAGCCAAGGAAGCCTACTCTGTGCGCCAGTCCACGCTGACCATCAAGGAGCAGTCTTGAACCTGCAAGGCAGGCCCGACATCCAGCAGGCCTACGACGCAGCTGTCGTGGCCATGCTCAATGCCACCGGCTGCACCGAGCCACAAGCCGAGGCCTTTGTCGAGGCTATGGCCCACCTGATTTTCACCACCATGCAAACCTACTTAACTGAGAGAGAACCAAATGGAACTAACCACCACTAACCGGGGCTTTGCGCCAGCAACCCTCACCGAGGCCATCCAATTCAGCGACATGCTGGCCAGCTCCAGCATGGTGCCCAAGGCCTACCAAGGCAAGCCCCAAGACATTCTGGTCTGCGTGCAGTGGGGCTATGAGATGGGGTTGGCACCCATGCAGGCGCTGCAGAACATCGCGGTGATCAACGGCAAGCCAAGCGTGTACGGCGATGCAATGATGGCGCTGGTGCAGGCCAGCGCAGTCTGCGAGGACGTTGAAGAATTCTTCGAAGGCGAAGACACACCCAACCCAGTAGCCGTCTGCGTGGCCAAGCGAAAAAATCGTAAGCCAGTGATTGCCAAGTTCAGCCTTGAAGATGCCAAGCGAGCTGGCCTGTGGGGCAAGCAAGGCCCATGGTCGGCATACCCCAAGCGCATGATGCAGATGAGAGCTCGCGGCTTTGCGCTGCGCGATGCCTTCCCCGATGTGCTGAAGGGCTTGATCAGCGCCGAGGAAGCACAGGACTATCCTGATGAAGCCAAGCCCCAGCCTGTGGCCAAGCCAGCCAACCCGCTGGATCTGGTGGCCAAGCCGGAGCCCGTGGCCATACCCGCGGCCACCAGCGATCCAGTCATCATTGAGGCAGCGTTTGCCGACACGGTTGAGCCAGAGCTGGTGACAGTTGAAGCTGAAGAGCTGCAGCCTGCTGATACCGTGGCACGATTTGGTTATGCCTTGATGGTGCCCGGCAAGAAGGAAGCCTTCTCAATACATGAGAGCTTGGATGAGTGGCAAGATGCCTACGAAGATCTGGCCGACAAGACAGCGAGAGCTGGCAAGCGGCCAGCCCGTGAGCGCATGACCGCGTTGAAGGAACTGCGCGTAGTCAACGAAGAAACCATCGCACGCATTGACATGGTCAAGCGGATCCGGCACACGGCCAGCTACACCCAGCGCATCAAAGCACTGGGCGCATCACAGGGTTAAGCTACCAAGCCCGGCAGGTAAGTTGTCTTGCCTGCCACCTTGGTGGCGGTGAGCTCTTGCTTCTTGAGGTCGGCTGGGTCGTATGACACATGCACCCAGCCACTGTCTGGAATGCCGGGAGTGTAGAACTCAAGGATGAGCTGGGTGTACTCTAAGTTATCCATGATCCACTGAGCCAGATCAGCATTGGCCACGCCGGGTATCTCAATGTCAGCAGCCATGCCTTTGCAATGGTCTGATGTCTTGCTGCCACCAACGGCGGCGTTGGACTCAGGGCTGCGGTATCCAGAGTTGACCTTCACGCCCTTGCCGTAGTGATCGCGAACCGGCTGCAGCACCTTCTCGCACAGCAGTCGCAAGTTCTCTGTAGTTTCCGCATCGGGCGTATTGTCAAAGCCCATGCGCAGGGCTGTCTCTGACTTGGTCAGTTCATGCAGGGAAAAATTAGCGGACAGGTTCATGGTTTCCTTTCAGTTGTTGGCCAAGAGTTGGTCAGGGTTCTTGCGTCAGTGGCGTGTCCATCAGCTTTTGTCGCCAGCTCTTCAAGAGCTGCAGCACATTGCTCGAATACGGCTGTGGCGGTGGCGGCGTAGTCTCTTGCGGAGGAGCAGGTAGCTGTGGGCAAAGCGGTGGTGGCGGCGTTGATCTGGTTGCGCAGCCCGTCACGCTCAGCGCGAGCAGCAGCAGCAGCGGAAGCATTCTCTTGAGCACGCTTGGCCGCGAGTCGTAGTGCGTCATCTTTTTTCCTTTGCATCTGGGTGGTTTCTTCCATGGCCTGCGCAGTGGCAGCAGCCACAGCAGCCGAGTTGGCAGCTTCGATCTCTGCGATCTGCGCATCCTTGCGCCAGCCCTGCACAGCAAAGCCAGACGCAAAGGCTGCAGCCAGCATGACAGCAGCAATGGCCATCTTAAGCATCGTTCATCTTGCCTCGGATGTATGCAGTGGCGGCCATGAATGCGACCACGATGGTGCCCATCGCAGCTGCAAAGGTTGTGGCCAAGCCCATGATCAGCTGCACCCGCGAGTCAGTGATGTACGGCAGACACAAGAACATGATGATCAAGAACGGCAGGCCCATGGCCACCCATGCCATGACACGCTGCTGATCGGCCAGCTTGTCCATGTTTTCGATCTGCATCATGCGCTCTGATTTAGCCAGCTCGTCGTCAGTGACAACGCCGTCGCCGTCAGTGTCAAACGCTGCGTAGTTTGATCCTTTTTCCAATGTCTTAGTCATTCTCTTTCCCCTTCCTTTGTTGCTGTTCCACTTGCCGTCTAAGTTTCTCAAGTTTTTCCAACGCTACTTTCGCTTCGTTCTTTGTCTCTAAGGTGTCGAGGTACAGCATGGCTATCAGCGGCAGCATCAGCCCTGCAAAAATACAAGCTGCGATCCATCCGATCATGTCTTCCCCCACCGACTTATCAGGAGTAGCCACAACCACAGGTAGAGGAGGAATAGGGTAGTCACTACTGCTGCGGCCAGCTTGGCTTGTAGATTTCTTTCCTCTTGCCGTAGTTGCCATGCCTCTTGCCGTTTCTTTGCCTCTTGTTTCAGTCTTGCTTTTTCCTGTTCCTCTGCGATGACTTCTCTCATCTTGAAGACCTCGCTGTACAGGGCACCCATGCCGGGTGTCTGGTACACCATGATCTCTCGGATCTCTACCTCAAGCTCTGACATCTGTTGCAGCGCCAGCACGCGGTTCATGGCAGCAATGTTGTGGTTCTGATCTGGGTCGTAGACTGCCTTGCTCTGCTCCTCCTCAAGTCGGATCTTGGCCGCTAATTTTTCTTGAAGCGTGAAAAACTCGCTGATATGTTTGACAATATCTGCTTTGATTTTTGTCTCATCAACAGCAACGTACTTAGAGTTATTCTTTGAGCGTGCAGCCACAGGAGGCGGCTTCGCAGGCTTACTTTTTCCCTTGAAAAATGCAATGATTGGGCCAAGGAACCCGTGTACCTCTTGAGCAATTCCAGCAACTTCGTCATAGGTTTCCTTTATTTCGACAAAGGATTCCTTTGCCTGCTTGTAAAGCTCGCACCCCTCTCGGATGTTCTTCACCAAGGCTACAGCGGCCAGTGCAATGGTGAGCGGCATGGTGCATCACAGCTTCAGCACCAGCGTCATCAACATGCCGATGATGGCTGCACATGAGCCGATCAGGATCTGCTCAATGCGTTTGAGTCGAGCGTTGATGCTGTCGTAGCGGAACTCGCAGACCTGTTCGTGCGTATCTAGTCGGGCTTCGACGGGTGTCATGGTGCAGGCTCAGTGAGCGCTGGCGTTGCTGCTGCTGCGTCTGCAAGTGCTTGCGCTTCGGCAGCCGCTTCAGCCGCTGCTTGCGCCGCTACTGCCGCATCATGCACTGCTTGTTCTTCAGCGGTGTACTCCACTTGTGTGGTCACGCCTGTCTCTACATTTACTACGATTCTGTGTGTCATGGTTTAGCCTTCATAAAGAATGTTGATTGAGCCAGCGTCAAAGGTGTCTGTGCCGTTGACGGTAGTTAAGCGTACTCGGTTAAGAGTGCCAGACAATTCAATATATCCTGCGCCAGAAAATCCTTGCGATGATTGTGCGGCATTTACGCCAAAAACCCAAGTGTTACCTGATATATTAATTAGTGTTGCCACACAGTGTCTACTATCGCCAGCAGCAGTATTCCATGTCATCATAAAACCAGTAGAAAATACTTGTCCAACTGTTCCGACTTGTATTGCGCCAGCGTATCCACTTGTAACTACGCCGCCAGATGTTCCTAACTGAAATTGAACTATTGACGAACCGTTTGTAGAAGTGTTAAAAGCCGCAATCGTAATCCGCTTTACCCAAGATGGGATGCCTGTAAAGTCAATGCTTGTACCGCTGGTTGTGGCAACAGCAGTGCCAGAGGTGATACCCAGTACCGCACCTGAGTTGATCGTGACGCTTGCTGAACCGTCTAAAGTTAATGCCATGATTTAGCCCTCGTACATTATGTTGATTGAACCAGCATCGAAAGCATCTGTGCCGTTTGTAAAAGTTATCCGTAGTTGCGTTAAAACTGATGCCGTACTTTTTGAACCCCCTGTAGAGGCTGTTGCCGCACCATCACTTAAACCAATCATACCTGCAGCAACCCAACTATTTGTGCTACTGTTTTGCAAACTTATAGTTACCGCACCGTGATAAACACGACTTGCATTTTGTAAATTTCCAAGATACTCAAATCCAGTTGTATAGTTGACTGCTGATGGGCCCTGCATAGTGCTACCTAAATACCCAGTTGATTCAATACCGCTTACAGTTCCTAGTCTAATTGTTGGAACAGATGTTCCATTTCCAGAAACACCATTAAACATCACAGTAATTTTCTTTACCCATGCAGGCAAACCTGTGAAGTCGATGGATGTCCCACTGGTAGATGCAACAGCAGTAGCCTGCACAATCCTTTGCAACTGCGCCCGAGACGCATTGCTGTCAGTGCCAAAGAATTGACCGTTGTATTCAATCTGCCCAGATGCGGCAGTGACCAGCGTGTCAGAAGTTAAAGCAAGCATTGACATAATTATCCTTCG